TGGCTGCTGACCAAGCCAATGAACCGGCGGTATCAAACTTTTTACAAGAACTTCTTGGTGCTCATCAAAAGAAAGCATGGATGTTGAGGAGCATTATTAAATAATGATTGATGCAGGTGGTTACCTCGGCAACGCAAACTTAAAACGAACTGGTGTAGAGTTATCTTACACCGAAGAACAAGTTGCCGAAATTATAAAATGTACTGAAGATCCAGTTTACTTTATTAGAAAATACGTTAAGATTGTTAACGTTGACCATGGTCTTGTGCCATTCGAAATGTGGCCATTCCAAGAAGACATGGTACGAACATTCCACGAAAATCGATTCTGTATTGCAAAGATGCCACGTCAGGTTGGTAAAACAACTACGACTGTAGGTTTTATGTTATGGTCTATTCTATTCCAAGACGATTACAGTATTGCCATTCTTGCCAACAAAGGTTCACTTGCACGTGAAATTTTAGGTCGTGTTCAATATGCATATGAATACTTACCACTTTGGTTGCAACAAGGTATCATTACTTGGAACAAAGGTAATATTGAATTAGAAAACAAATCAAAGATTGCGGCCTTTGCAACATCAGCATCTGGTGTTCGAGGTGGTTCTTATAACTTAATTTTCTTGGACGAATTTGCGTTCGTTCCAAAAAATATGGCTGACGAATTCTTTACGTCAACCTATCCTGTTATCTCATCTGGTAAGACTACCAAAGTTATTATTGTTTCTACCCCATATGGACTGAACCACTTCTATAAGATGTGGGTTGATGCAACAGAGAAACGTTCGACCTATAAACCATTGGAGGTTCATTGGTCACAGGTGCCAGGACGTGATGCCGCATGGAAAGAAGAGACCATACGTAACACATCAGAAGAACAGTTCCGACAAGAGTTTGAGACAGAATTTATTGGTTCATCGGCAACATTAATCTCTGGTTCTAAATTGAGGTCATTGGCATTCTTTGACCCATTGAAACAAGAAGATTGTTTAGATATCTACCAAGACCCAATACCAGGACACCTATACATTGGTTGTGTAGATTGTTCTGAAGGTGTTGCACAAGATTACTCAACGATTAATATACTTGATGTGTCTCAAGTTCCATATAGGCAAGTTGCCAAATATCGAAACAATAAACTACCATTGTTATTTTTACCTACAGTTGTTTATGCATTATGTAAAAGATACAACACAGCATTTGCGTTGATTGAGACTAACAATATTGGCCAACAGGTCGTGGACATTCTACACTATGATCTGGAATATGAGAACATATATAAGCTAGAACACCACCATATTAAAGGACAATCAATTTCAGGTGGTTTCAAGCGTTCTACATCATTCGGTATCAAGACCACAAAATCAGTCAAAAAGATTGGTTGTGCCAACTTGAAGACCTTGATTGAAAATGACAAGTTAATTATCAATGACTTTGACACAATTGCCGAACTTAATACGTTTGTGCGAGTTCGAGACAGTTATGAGGCAGAAGAAGGTAACAACGATGACTTAGTTATGGGTCTGGTGTTATTCTCTTGGTTAACTGCTCAGAGTTATTTTAAAGAAGATACCAATATTGACATCCGTAAGATGATGTTAGAGGAACAAAATATGTTAGGTGACGAAGATTTGGCACCAGTAGGTATCATTGACGATGGCAGACCAGAACCAGTAATTGATTCTGGTGGTACAATATGGCAAGATGATGTTAGAAGCCGAGGTTATATATCCTCAAATTTTTAAAAACATAAATACAACATACATTAAAAAAATAATTCAGCCCTTAAAAGGAGATTAAACCATGGCTTTTCAATTATCACCAGGCGTGAATGTTTCAGAAGTTGACCTTACAACAGTTGTGCCTTCCACAGCAACAACTATTGGTGGTTTTGCCGGAAATTTTAACTGGGGACCAGTGAATGAGATTATCACAATTAGTAATGAAGTCCAATTAGTAGAAATATTCGGTAAACCAGACAGCAACACCGCAACATCATTCTTTACCGCATCAAACTTTTTACAGTATGGTTCAGATTTAAGAGTTATTCGTTCAGTAGGTTCTACAGCGAATAACGCAACAAACTCTGGAACACCTGTAAGAGTACTTAATGAAACAGATTACGAACAAAACTTTGCAGCAGGAAGTGGTTCGATAGTTTGGGCAGCAAAGTATCCAGGTTCTCTAGGTAATGCATTACGTGTTTCGTTGGCTGACGCTAACGTTGCCACAGGTTGGACATACTCAGGTGAATTTAGTACAACACCTTCCACATCCAGATATGCCGAAAGAGCAGCAACATCCAATGATGAAATTCATATTGTAGTTGTTGACTTAACAGGTGCAATTACAGGTACAGCAAATACTGTTGTTGAAAAATTTGGTTTCCTTTCTAAAGCAGGCGATGCTAAGAATTCAGACGGTTCTTCAAATTTTTACAAAGACGTTATCAACAATCAATCTAAATATATCTGGTGGATGGGTCATCCATCAACCGGTGCTAATTGGGGTCAAACTGCCATTCAAGTAGCAAATACTGGTGGTGGTTATGCTGGTCTTGCAGTTAATAACTTTGACTTGTCATCAGGTAAAGATACTGCACCAACTTCAGGTAACAGAAACACTTCTTACGATTTGTTTAACAATGTTGACTCTGTTGATGTTTCTCTATTGATGGCCGGTGAAACTACAGATGATGTAGTGCCTGACAACCTAATTTCTATTGCCGAGTCACGCAAAGATTGTATGGTGTTTATTTCTCCACCATTAACAAGTGTGTTGAATAGTTCAGGTTTAGAAGCATCGAATGTTAAAACTTATCGTGATACTATTACATCTTCTTCATACGCAGTTATGGATTGTGGATGGAAATATCAATACGACAAATACAATGACATATATCGTTGGTTACCATTGAACGGTGATATTGCCGGTCTATTGGTTAGAACTGACGTTGACCGTGACCCATGGTTCTCACCAGCTGGTCTGAATAGAGGTCAAATTAAGAACGTTGTTAAATTGGCATGGAGTCCAACGAAAGCTGAAAGAGATACATTGTACAATGCAGGTATTAATCCTGTTGTAACCTTCCCAGGTGAAGGTACTGTATTGTTCGGTGATAAAACTCTATTGAACAGACCAGAAGCAATGGACAGAATCAACGTTCGTAGATTGTTTATTGTACTAGAGAAAACAGTTGCTCGTGCTTCACGTTCTTCGTTGTTTGAATTCAACGATGAATTTACACGTGCTCAGTTTGTTAACTTGGTTGAACCATATTTGCGTGAAATACAAGGTCGCCGTGGCATCTATGACTTCCGTGTCGTTTGTGATACTACAAATAATACACCGGAAGTCATCGACCGCAATGAGTTTGTTGGTGACATTTATGTTAAACCAGCCCGTTCCATCAACTTTATCCAACTAAACTTTGTTGCAGTCCGTACTGGTGTTGCATTCAATGAAATCGTTGGACGATTCTAATAAATAGAGAGATAGGAGAAAATTAAATGGCATTTAATATTAACGAATTCCGCTCTCAAATGCAGGGTGATGGTGCGAGACCAAACCTCTTTGAGGTAACCATGCCTTTTCCGGCATTTGCTTTACCTGGTAATGCACAAACGAAATTATCATTCATGTGTAAGACCGCACAACTTCCAGGTTCTACTGTTGGCACTGTGCCTGTTCAATACTTTGGCCGTGAGTTGAAGTTTGTAGGTAACAGAACCTTCACGGACTGGACAATTTCAATCATCAATGATGAAGATTTTGTGGTGCGTAATGCATTTGAAAGATGGATGAATGGCTTGAACAGTCATAGTCTAAACGTTCGCAACCCATTGGCACAAACTCCAGGCAGTTATACTGTTGATGGAGAAGTTAAACAATTCGCCAAGAACGGTGACACATTGAAGAAATATAAGTTTATTGGTTTATTCCCAACAGACATTTCTCCAATTGATGTTGACTGGGGTTCCAATGATGCGATTGAAGAATTTACGGTAAATCTATCATATCAATGGTGGGAATCCGTAGAAGATAACGTGGTTTGACGAAAGAGGGGCCTAGGCTCTTCTTTCTTAATATAGGATTATTATACAGTGGCAATTAAACTTTTTGGTTTTACTTTTGGTGATAAAGAAGTCGTTCAGGTTCAAAACCCGAACGAATCTTCTTTTGCTTTACCGACAAGTGCAATAGATGATGGTGCAGTTACTATTACAGGTAACGCACACTATGGTACGTATGTCGATTTAGAAGGTTCAATTCGTAATGAGTTAGAACTAATTACACGTTATCGTGAAATGTCTAATCATCCTGAGCTTGAAATGGCTATTGACGAAATTGTGAATGAAGCTATTACTCGTTCCGAAGAGGGTAAGATTCTTGATATCGTTATGGATAATTTGAAACAACCAGAATCGATTAAGAAAAAGATACGTGAAGAATTCAACAACGTTATGCGTATGTTGAACTTTTCAAATCTTGCCGATGATTTATTCAAACGATGGTATATTGATGGTAGAATTTACTACCACATTGTCGTTAACGAAAAGAATCCAAAAGAAGGCATTAAAGAATTACGTTACATCGACCCACGTAAAATTCGTAAGGTTCGAGAAGTAAAAAAAGACCGTGACCCTAAAACTGGTGCATCGGTTATTAGTTCTATTGCTGAGTACTATGTCTACAATGACCGTGGTACTACAACACAAACATATACTGCCCAAGTTAATCAGGGATTGAGAATTGCTGCTGATGCAGTTATAAACATCAACTCTGGTTTGATGGATGCAAAGAATACATTTGTTATTTCTTATATACACAAAGCAATCAAACCACTTAACCAGTTGCGTATGATTGAAGATGCGGTAGTTATCTATCGTATATCTAGAGCACCAGAACGCCGTATTTTTTATATTGACGTTGGTAACTTACCAAAAGGTAAGGCTGAACAATATCTACGTGACGTTATGGTTAAGTATCGTAACAAGATGGTTTACGATGCCACGACTGGTGAACTCCGTGATGACCGCAAACATATGTCAATGTTGGAAGACTTCTGGTTACCTCGCCGTGAAGGTGGTAAAGGTACAGAGATTACGACACTACCAGCTGGTCAAAACCTTGGTGAGTTAGAAGACGTTAAGTATTTTAGAAATAAATTGTTGAATGCTTTGAATGTTCCAATTGCACGTTTAGAACCACAACAATCTGGTGGTATGATTGGCATTGGCAGAAGCACTGAAGTAACACGTGACGAAGCCAAGTTTGCTAAGTTTGTACAGAGACTACGTAACAAGTTTACACATATCTTTGATGAAGCTTTGAGTGTACAGTTGACACTTAAAGGTATTTGTACCCGTGAAGAATGGGAAGAATTCAAAGAAGACATTTATTACGACTTTCAGAAAGATAATAACTTTGTTGAGTTGCGTGATGCCGAGTTGTTGCGTGAGAGAATTAATATGTTGACTATGGTTGATCCATTTGTTGGCCGTTATTATTCTTCTGAGTGGGTTAAACGCCATGTGCTGCAATTGACTAAAGAACAAATTGAAGAGATGGAAAAAGAAATTAAAAAAGAAGATGATGATGGTACTGGAGGTTCTGTATTGCAACAAGGCGGAGAACCACCAGCATCACCAGATGAATACCCACCAGTTGACAACACGGCTGACCAAGATGCGACAGAATCTATGACACCAATGTTGGATGCCGAAGTGGATAAATATTCATCGAGTAAGATAAATAAGAAATAATGGAGAATAATTATGGATATTAAAAATTTTATTGATGCTTCAATTGACGGTAATGCCGTAGAAGCACAACAAGCATTGAGTGATGTGATCTCAGCACGTGCTATGGAAGCATTGTCAAATCGCAAAACTGAGATTGCACAAAATTTGTATAACGGTAAAGAAACAGAATCAACCGAAGAACAAGAAGAAGTATGAAATCGTTACAAGAATTAAGAAACATCGTTGAAGAAGAGAAGAAGGACTATTCAAAGTTCGATGCTCTTGTACGTGCTGGTTTAGGTAACAAAGCACAGATTCAACGTTTGCATACTATTCTTGACAAAATGGGTGAAGACAGACCTAACTTTAATAACGCAGATAAAGAAATCATACGTAATATTTTTAATAAGATGATTGATTTGGTTACTAATAATCCAAATATTAATCGTCAAGCTCGCCGTGCGGTATCAGAAGAACTTGAAGAAAGTTTAATTGATACTTCCGATTTTAAAATTGGACCATCAGGCAAAAAAGTTAAAGCACATCGTATTGCAATTCAATCAGGTACTGAAAAAGTAAAAGACCAAGTAACTGAAGCGAGTGAAGACAATGTAATTCCACCATCGGATCCTCCATTTGTTCTATTGTTAAAGCGTAGAGCAGTTAGATTGTTCCCTGATGGAACTAAAGTTGCATTGTATTATAACGATAAACTTAAAAAAGTATTCTCAGTACCATTCAATTCTCAGTACATGGGTTACAACTCAATGGCACCAGTCATTCAGGCCGAAGGCATGGACGAACAAGGTGAGATGTTGGAAGAAGCAGTCATGGATACTTTACATAAGATTGTTTCTAATAAATCGGCACAAAAAGTTAAGTTTGCTTCTGGTGAAACAAGAACAGTTGACCATTTTACAGCATCAGCATTAACACAAGTCCATGGTGCTTTGAACGATGATAATAAAAAGAAGTTTGCAGACATGGTACATAAGTCACCTGGTCACTTCACTAAGGCTGCAGATTTTGCTTTCAGTAAATCAAAATGACATTTATTGAAAGCATAGTAAATAACAAACTAACCGAGGCAAAAGATAAATTATTTGCTAGGTTAAATAAAATTGCCTCTGAGAAATTAACAGAAGCAAAGGTTTACATTGCTCATAACGTATATGAAGATGTTGAAGAATTGGATGAAGGCAACATTGTTAAAGTTGGTAGAGTTCAAAGAATCAAAAGACGTATCAGAAGAAACAAACAAGGTCGAATCATTCTTCAACGTAATGTACGTAGATCAGCAATCAAAGGATATAGACTATCTGGCAATACGGTAAAAAGAATACCTGCGGCACAAAGACTGCACAAAGCCAGAATGTTAAAAAGATATTGGAAAACTAAAGGTCGCTCAAAGATGAATAGAGTCTTATTAAAAAGAAAAATGTCTATGCGCCGCCGCAAATCAATGGGAATAAAATAATATGGCATACGAAATTATTAACACAAAAAGATCCCGCTCGATCATCAGAATTACTGGTAACACAGCAACAACAATTCCAGTAACTTCACTTGCAACAGATGCGAATGAAGTTATCACTGGTACATCGATTGCACACATTATTACCTCAACTGATGGATGGATCCGCATCTATCGTGGTGATAACGCATCAGCTCCACTTATTGTTGCATTGTATCAATCAAATGATTTGCCATTAACACAATATGACATTTCATTGGCTAATACACCAACGGCTAATTTGCACATCACTAACAGTGGTACTGATGGTACTGTAATTCTATTAGTCAGCAAATCTGCAACGTATACAACACCATTAGTAGGTATCTAAAATGAAACTAATTACTGAAAGAATTGAGAGCGTAAAGTATCTCACAGAAGCAACAGAAAAAGGTAAAAAGAACCTTTATATTGAAGGTACTTTCCTTGTTGCTGAAAAAGTTAATCGTAATAACCGCATGTATAAGATGGATACATTGCGT